AAAAATCAACCATTTTAAAGAGCTTTCACCAATTCGTAATTTCTGTTTTCTTCTTTTTTTTTTCTTTAGGTTTTCTAAAGTTAAAAGAGAGATTAGTGTGTAAAGACTAGGACGTTTTCGCATGATAGGAACCTTAATAAATGGTGATCCCAATTGGATTTGAACCAATGACCGTTCGATTAAAAGTCGAATGCTCTACCGCTGAGCTATGGGATCAGAGGCGGATGTACACTTTGAAATTACTGTGGTCAATTGCAAATAGTTTAAATGCTTGGATTTCATTTTCAATTGAATCAATGAAGAACCACATATCTGCTCTATTTTTAAAGGAGAACTCTCTTCGATGAGGGTTGCCATCGATTTGAGTAATACCATTAAAACGTCTGGCTAGGATTTTAAGCTCAAGCAGATTCATTATATTTTTCTTCCAAAGATAATTACATCATGTTCTGTTTTACTAGATTTGAAACTGGCTAAACGTTCCCATCCAATTCTTTCAATTATTTTGATTTGAGCTTTATTAGTCGAACATACTGTGCAAAGCATATAGTCGTAGCCTAGATCACGAGCATGAAAAACTCTTTTTGCAGCCAGGAATTCACTGAGTTTCTTCCCACGTTCTTCTGGCTTTAGGAACATACTGTGAGAGACAACCACCTGAGAACACCCCGGTAGGTTATCAAACTCGTAGGCACCGACCATACGTGGGTTGTACGACGGACCTGTTTGTAAAGAGTATCTCATGATTTCTCCTATAGTTGGCGCACCCGGTAGGACTTGAACCTACAACCTCAGGATTAGAAAGCCTATGCTCTATCCAGTTGAGCTACGGGTGCTTATTGTTAAACTCCGTTAGCGCACCCGAATCTCAGGAACAATGACAGAAAGAATTTTCTTCATTTTAGACTCCTTATGTAAATTGTTGGTGGCCCCGGTGGGACTCGAACCCACACGAATTACTTCAACGGATTTTAAGTCCGTCGCGTCTACCAATTCCACCACAGGGCCTGTTGTTACTTAAGTCTTTATTAACCTGTCCACTGAAGTTCGGGGTGAGAAGAACGTACAGCTTTATTCCATTCTGTGATCCAGAACGACAACCATTTTTGTGTAGAGAGTGTTACAAATACTTCTTCAAGTCCAAAATGTAAATAGACTATATGCTCTGGATTTAAAATATGTTTGTTAATTCGAATGAACTTCATTTGTCTAATCCCTCACCTTCTTCGCAGTCAATGGTGATAGGAACACATGCGAGACGGCTAGAACTTGCACTGGAATCTGCCAAGTCTTTATTGGGATATGCAATGAGGTTTTCTTTTTTAGAGTTTTTGTAGATGTTAGCCCAAAACGTCCCTGATAAACGAGGCTTGACTTCGATGAGGTCCAATGAGTCGGTGTTATCTTCGTAACGATGCCCGCTTTCAGGCCACGTGTTCGTATATTCTTTTCCATCCTTTCCAGTCAAAAGTCCGACAACAGGCCAAAGGCCGCTTCCTTGTCTGTCGACACAAAGGATGCGTACAGCACGTCCATCGCGGGTGCGGTACTGCTTTCCCATTTTAATCTTCAAGGTCATTTGGTGTTCTCCTGAATAATACCATCAATCCAATAAAGGATGGCTAGGGTTAAGACGAAAAACCACACACAAACGAACAAGCTTGGTGTGGCTGGTGTGATGATGATAGGAACGTCTGGTGTCAAGAAAGCACACATAGTCTTGCTCTCTGGTGAACAGATGATTTCCTGCACGTTTGTGCTAGGTGATTCGTACACGAGGTTCATGGCTGGTGAATCTCCGCTTGTGTATGGCTGAGGAAAATCCCTACAGAACGGCATGTGTAGGGGTAGAAGGCAACGTTGCCAAGCTACCGAGCACAATCCCCCCGGTAATGGGAAACATAACTATTGATGATAGGAAGCTGTTTGTCCTATTGTTACCTGGCCTTAAAGGGTTACGGGTCTCTCCCCGTTGTCACGCCTTGCTGACGTTGGCTTTCCGGTGTGTCAAGTATTTGCAAGCGACTGGCCGGAGAATGATAGGAAGACCAGGCTTGACGCACCTGGTGTGAGGTTTTTCTGGGGCATGACCAGATTAACCAGCGTTCGAACTTGTTACTTTTTGCTCATCAACGTGGCTGCAAGAGCACGAGTGTTCTGGATGGGGCCAGCACCCACTCGCTTTTCTTCATACGGCACGTAGACGTACTGTTCACCGGTGAGGTACTCGAACACCTCAATCCAGTAGGTCATTGACAGGAGGACGTTGTGCCAGAGCAGAGCTTCGTGCTTGCGCACAAGGATGTTCTGATACGTCAGATCGTCAGCGTACTGTTCTTCCTTCTGGCCGTTTGCAGCAGCTTCCGTCAGATACTTGGAGTGCAGGTCTTCCCAGTAATCCAGGTTCTGCTTGGCAGCGAAGCGGACAGACTGGCTCCGCATCTCAGTCTCAGTTGGAGGCAGGTACAAACGATTGCCCTTGCCGTCAACGTCCAGCTTTCCAGTTGGCGTTGTGCGGAAAGGCTGCCTGTTCCCGTAGAACTGGGAATGGACCATGTTCGACAGGTTGTTGGCGATGAACTGAAGCCGGCGTTGAACCTGCGAGCTTCCGTTTTCGTTCTGCATCAAACCTGAGAATGCAGCCCAATCGTGCATGGCAGATACAGTGCTGTCGCTGCCCTTCTGGATGATGTCGAGTAGGCCCTTCAGCCACTGGCCACCTTCAGCGGGCACTGCATCATGCTTGCTGGATGTGTCTTCGTGAGTGATAGGAAGGTTGTCGAACATCGTGTGGATCTTGGTCATGATAGGAGTCTCACCTTTTTTGAGTTAAGTTGAATTTGTCACGTTATTGTGTACAAACACCCACGCTTCGGGCGAGCCCTTGCGAGCCCGCCGTGCATTTCTCGTTATGTTTTCTTATTGTACTCACGATCTTTCAGATCACCCCAGCGGTCGAGATTTTGCATCTGCCAATCCTGACGTTCGTCATCCCAGTCATGTTCCGCATCATTGCGGTACATTTCGAGGTCTTCATCGAGGTCCCATTCAGGGTCAACGATGTGATTACGGAAGTTGATGATGTTCATGGTGGTTGATCCTTAAAGGTAAATGATTTCAATTTTATAATCAAGTGCTATACGTAAAGCCTGACCTGTTCCTCCTGAAGGTTTTCCATCTCGTGTCCAACAAAAGACACCGTTACATGGTGTTTTTAGGTCGTATCCCAAAATCTGGTAGCAGTTACGCGCGTGGAGAAGACGAGCACCTCGTGAGCAAGCAGACCAATTGGGATGATAGGAAGAGGCCATTTTAAGGGCTTCATCTGAGATATGGTACAGATGCGATGTGCTTCCGTTAAAACCTTTCCATGGAATGTAGATTTCTTTTTTCCCGTGTTCGCTGTCACATCCAGATTCGAATGCTTTATCAGCCCCATCTGCGTGCCCTGAACGTAACGTCCATCCAGCTTTAGCGAGAAGAGAAGCTCTTTTAAACATATCTTTACAGATATGATGAGGTGTTTCTCTCGATCCAATACCAGCGTAGATCATGTGAATTCTCCAAAATATGTGATGATAGGAGGTTTCTTGTTATGCGGTTGGAGTGACAGGATGGTAGGCCAACTCAGAATTGTTGGCACAGATTTCATAAGCTTCACGATTTGTGTATTCAGGTGCTCTGTGCATTGGTGTTTCGATTCTACCAAGAGCACCGTTCTTTTTGAAGATGAAGTTGATGCGTCCATCATTCAGATTGGGGTAATAGTTGCCAGTAGAAGGATTGAAAACTTTAAACATGATGTAGGGTTCCTTTGGTTGAAGAATGTAGGCACTCACAAAGTTCGCTTGCCTACGCATATGACAGACACTGAGCCAAACGTAGGCAAAATTATGTTCTCTGCTCGTAGCAAAAGGTGCCATTAGGCACGTTTTGCCCAGAGCGAACATAATTTTAGAAAACGAGCGGTAGCGAGGCTTTCGGCCGGTGACTTGTCAAGGTGTGACTTATTGTTGCACTTTATACGTGGTGTATCAGAGAGGTATGATAGGAAGATTAAAGTGCGACAATATGTTACACCGTACCCCTTTAGGGGTTGACAAGGCAACGTTTGGCTAGTACGCTGGGGGCGTACACTTCAAGCGCAACTTTTGTGTGTGTACAGTGGTAGCTATGAGCGTAGCATATTGACTTGAGTACCGCAGCGCAAGCGAGGACACTCAGCAATATGCTTTGGTATCTTAAGTGCCCGAAGGGATACTTAAGATACCTACAGCTCATGCGGGATGCGGCATAATACAACATGCGAACGAAAGTGACGCATGTGTATCTAAGGAGTGGTGCGTAGCACCCCGACGAAGATACATCTAGTTTACTGGAAGTAAACTTGTGCGTAAGCAGACTGAGCATGATAGGAGTATCACAGCGTTGAAGACAATGATAGCCGAGCGATAAGCGCTCCCTTCATACTGACCTTTCCTTCTGTCTTGGTATGTAATAGTGAATACGTATAGCATACCCCAGGCTTCTCGACGAGCGAAGCGAGGAGAGCAGGGATATCTCTTGGTTTAATAAGGTATAGTATGTAGTATATAACGTATGAGTATGGTGATAGGAAGACAGATGTAATAGTGTGAAGGGGGATAGTATAATAGTATCAATAGGATAGTAGTTAGAGTAGTAGTAGCTGGGTGTATCACACTACTATACAATAGTATTTAATTATACTGTACTATTGGTACCCTGGGGGTACAGGGGGTTTAGGGTTTGTACTGTAGGGTGAATGACACCTCCTGAATATCGCATAGAAATTCCTGTACTAGATTAATAGATATTTATAATATACTTTTATATACCATGGGTGGTACCAGTAGTATACTGGTATATACGGGTAGTATCTTTATTATACCTTAGGGTACCTGTGTATTAATATATCTATACATCTAAGGTATACTTAGGTAAAGGTAGGGTATTAGAGGTATACTAGGGGTATACTTTAATGTATTATACAGAGATAATTATTTTTTCTTTGTCTTCCCTCTTTACAAATCTGTTTTTGTCTTCTACAATGAAGTATGGAGATAGAGACAAAAGAAAATAAAGGTTTTCCCGAATTCCCAGAGTTCTATAAGAATTCACCTTATAGGGACTCTCAGGGTCGTCTATTATCATCTAAACTCTTTTATGAAAGAACGACCCCTGATAAGAGGGACAAAGTACTTTATACGCTAAAGGACCAAGACCATGAAGGCTATAAATCTTTATACCTACTTTACATGGAATCCAATGATCTTACAGAGTATACCTTTGCTAACGATTACTTTGAGTCATACGAACACTGGTTAGCTATTACCAAACAAGATTGGTTCAAACCTTTCTTAGAACGCTTTAGAAGAGACCTTGAAACCAAAGTTCGATCCACTGCTTTAAGAGCAATCATCAGAGAATCCCAATCAGGAAGCAAGAATGCTTTCACTGCTAATAAGTTCTTAATTGAACGTGGCTGGGTCGATAAAGAAAAGAACACCAAGGGTAGACCAACCAAGGAAGATATCAAACAAGCAGCTATGGAGCAAGCAGACTCCACTAAGCGCTTAGAAGAGGATTTCCTGAGAATTGTAGAGAAGTAATAGTTTATGGATAAAACTACTAAGATGGCTGAGATCAGAGCCATGGCAGAAGCAGACTTAGAAGCTTTCATCAAACTAGTACACCCTCGTCGAGTCTTAGGCGCTGTCCACAAGGAATTAATCTCTTGGTGGGGTAGAGAAGAAGCTAAATCACACCAGCTTGTACTCCTTCCCAGAGACCATATGAAGTCAGCTCTAGTGGCTTACAGAGTGGCTTGGTGGATTACCAGAGACCCTACAATGAGGGTTCTGTACATCTCGTCTACAAGCAACCTTGCTACTAAACAGCTCAAGTTTATTAAAGACATTCTTACCTCTGAAAACTATCGCAGGTATTGGCCTGAGATGATTCATCCAGAAGAGGCTAAGAGAGAGAAGTGGACTGAGACTGAAATTTCAGTAGACCACCCTCTGAGAAAAGAACACAACATCCGAGACCCTTCAGTATTCACTGCTGGTCTCACTACTAACATCGTCGGTATGCACTGTGATGTCGCAGTCCTGGACGATGCCGTTACAGACGATACAGCGTACACTCAGGAAGGTCGAGATAGAGTCAAGACTCAGTACTCCCTTCTTTCGTCTATCGAAGGTGCTAACGCTAGAGAATGGGTTGTAGGCACTAGGTACTTCGCTACAGACCTCTACTACGATATGCTTCAGATGCGAGTCACTGTACACAACTCTGAAGGTGATTTGATTAAAGACGACCCTCTCTTTGAAGTATTCGAAAGGCAGGTTGAGTCTAACGGGGATGGTACAGGAGAATTCCTCTGGCCTCTCCAAGTGACTCCTGATGGTAAAGCCTTTGGGTTCAACGCAGAGATCCTCGCTAAGAAACGTGCCCAGTATATCAATAAAAGCAAGTTCAGGGCACAGTACTACAACGATCCTAACGATTCCACAGAAGCAGAAATCGATCCTTCTTGGTTTCAGTACTACGATCCTAAATACCTTTATCGGTCTAATGGTAACTGGTATTTCAAGAATAATAGACTAAACATCTTAGCTGCCATTGACTTTGCTTATACGGTATCTAAGAAATCAGACTTTACTACGATTGCAGTTGTTGGTGTAGACTCCCAAAACAACTATTACGTTCTGGATTTAGACAGGTTTAAAACTGAAAAGATCTCTGATTACTTCAAACATATTTTGACTCTTCATCAGAAGTACGGTTTCAGAACCTTAGTAGCAGAATACACAGCAGCGCAGTCTGTTATTGTAAAAGATTTGAAAGATAACTACATCAGAACCTACGGTCTTGCTTTATCAGTTAAAGACCACAAGCCCACAAGGCATGAAGGTTCTAAGGTTGAGAGAATGAATGCTACCCTTCAACCTAGATACGAAAATAGACAGGTGTGGCACTACCAAGGTGGTAACTGCCAGTTACTTGAGCAAGAACTTCAGTTGAAGTATCCTCCCCATGACGACCTTAAAGATGTGGTCGCTATTACGATGGAGTACCTTCAAGCTCCTACGTTCTTCTCTAAAGTAAACGACGGTGTCTCTGACGGCATCCACTCTTTGAAAAATATAACAAGCTCACGCTTTGGAGGAATTGGTTAATTGGCTGGTAAAGTTTTAAACTTAGAAGGTATTCTTGAGCCAGATAATATCGCTCAGAGTATTGCTAATACCTACATCTCCTGGAAGATGGGCAGAGCTGTTAAAGAACAGTCTTGGAATGAAGTCCGTCAGTATGTCTATGCTACGGATACCACGACTACGACTAATGCCAAACTTCCTTGGAAGAACAAGACGACTACTCCTAAGCTGGCTCAGATTAGAGAGAACTTATATGCTAACTACTTTGCCACACTCTTTCCAAAGAGGCAGTGGTTTGAGTGGGAAGCTGGTGATGATGCTTCTGACCAGCAGGAAAAGAAGAAAAAGATTCAGGACTATATGTACTGGGTCACAGATCAGCCGGAGTTCTATACTGAAATCCAAAAGATGCTTATGGATTACATTGACTACGGTAACGTTATTGCAGGCGTCGACTGGTACGACGAGACTGTTGAACAGGAAGATGGGAAGATAAAAAGAGGTTTTACAGGCCCAATTCCTGTTCGTGTCTCTCCTTTAGATATCGTCTTCAACCCTGTTGCTCCTTCCTTTGCGGCCTCACCTAAGATCGTGAGGACCATTGTCACTTTTGGTGAATTGAAGGACATGGTTGAAAGAATGAACCAGTACCCTGAACAGGCTGTAGATGCTAAGGCTATCTTCGATTACCTTCGCAACTACCGCAGACTTTGCTCTGCTGCTGCTTCAGGTGTTGGAGATTTGTCTGAGAAAGATGGATACCTGATGGTGGATGGTTTCACCTCTTACCGTCACTATATTGATTCTGACTACGTAGAGCTTCTCACCTTCTATGGTGATGCTTACGACAGAGATAATGATAAACTTTACAAGAACCATATTGTTACGATTGTAGACAGACACAAACTTATTTCTAATAGGCCTAATCCGTCTATCTTTGGTAGAGCAAGCCTTTATCATGCTGGTTGGCGTCCTAGACAGGACAACCTCTGGGCCATGGGTCCTTTGGATAACCTTGTCGGTATGCAGTACCGCATCGATCATATTGAGAACTTGAAAGCTGACTGCTTTGATTTGATGGCATTCCCTCCTGTTAAAGTTAAAGGTTATGTCTCAGATTTCACTTGGCAGCCTTTCGAAAAGATCTATGTGGGAGATGAAGGTGAGGTTCAACCTCTCCCTCCTGATGTAAGAATCCTTCAGGCTAACTCTGAAATCGATGTTCTTATGTCTAAGATGGAAGAGATGGCAGGCGCTCCTAAAGAAGCCATGGGTTTCAGAAACCCTGGTGAAAAGACCATGTATGAGGTCCAGAGACTTGAGAATGCCTATTCTCGTATCTTCCATTCTAAGGTAGCTCAGTTTGAGCAGTTCATCTTGGAGCCTCTATTAAACGCAATGCTGGAATTAGCACGAAGGAATATGACAGCTTCCCAGGTTCCTGCTTATGACACGGAATACGGAGTACTTTCTTTTGATGATATTACACCCGAAGATCTTACTGGCATTGGTCGTATTAGACCTCTGGCAGCCAGAAACTTCGCAGAAAAAGCAGAAGTTATTCAGAACTTAACTAACCTCTTCAACTCACCGATTGGGCAGGACCCAACGATTATGCAACATTGGTCTTCTATCGCTATGTCCAAGATGCTGGAACAAATGTTCAAGATTGAAGAGTACAAGATTGTTAAACCGTATGTTCGTCTTGCTGAGCAGGCTGATGCGCAGAAGAAGGCCAACTCTCTTGAGGAACAGACATTAATGGAAACTGCTACGCCCTCTGGTGTAGCCATGGATGATGTAGGCTAACATTGTTTGAACATATAGGGAAGACCGACCCCAATCCGCCAATCCACCAAAGTTGGATCAGGCATTTACCAAACGAAGAAGAGAGAGCTAACTTTAAAAAGACTCTACTAGCTTCTCGCCATGTACTAAGAAGATTAAGAGAAATCCTTGAAGAAGAAAGAACTAGGTTAGCTAACCAAGAGACTTCTGAGAAAGATTTCGAAGACCCAAACTGGTCCCATAAGCAAGCCTATAGAAATGGTGAGCGCAAAGGACTTAAATACGTAGAAGACCTTCTACATTTTCTATAAGGAGAATACTGCTAATGACCGTTGCAGAATTATTCAACGATCCGGTTGAGGATGTTGCGAATTTACCTGTAGTCGACCCCAATAAGAATTACTTAGAGGAGCTTGTCGGTGAAGGTAAGAAGTTTAAAGATCCAGTAGCTTTAGCTCGCAGCAAAGTAGAATCGGATAGACATATCGCTAAACTGGAAAGCGAACTTAAAGCTATACGAACTGATATGAATTCAAGACTTTCTTTAGAGGACCTTGTGACCAAATTAGCCTCAGCGAGACCTGAACCTTCGCCGCCCGCATCTAGTGGGGACTTAGGTGATTCTAACCAGAACGCAAGCAAACCGCTTACACCTGAAGATTTAGCTAAATTAGTTGATGAGCGAGTCTCACAGCTAACAGCTAGAGAGCAGGCCAAAGTAAATCTCAATACTGTCAAAGCTACTTTAAAAGAAGCTTGGGGCAGTGAGTTCCCGGCAAGGCTTAAAGAGAAAGCTGCTGAGCTTGGTGTTGGTGAGACGTTTCTTAATGATCTTGCCGCTTCCCAGCCAAAAGCCTTTTTAAAACTCGTTGAAGCTGAGAAGAAAGCCCCTGTGGTTCCTTCTCGTGATACAGGCTCTCCGTTGTTCGGTAAGAGCTTGGATACTTCGAAGCAAGCCCCGGTACCGTCTAACGACGCTGGTTTTAGAGGCAAGTCCTATTACAATCAGCTTAGGGCCAAAGAACCCGCAAGGTTCTGGGACCCCAAGGTTCAGATTGAGATGAATGAAATGGCCATGAGAGACCCTGAAAGGTACCTCAACTCTTAATACTGTCTTCTGTGTAAGCATCTCACAAACTTCCATAAAGATGGAGAAATAAAATGGCTTTTACTGTTGCCAATGATAGCCATCTGATTCGTTCTAATATCTGGTCCTCTATGTTAAAGGACGTGCTTGAAGACGAACTGATGGGTATGAAGTATGTGAAGATGCTTGAAGGGTTCCCTGACGGTGATACCTTCAACATTCCTTCTATCGGTCAGGCCGAAGTGTATGACTATGTTGAAAATGCCCCGATTACTTACGCTGGCATGGATACTGGTAACTTCACTTTCAGCATCACCGATTACAAAGCCACGGGTATGTATATTACGGAGAAGATGAAGATGGACTCGTTCTATATGAACCAGCTCGTGTCTTCGTTCATCCCGAAGCAGCACCGTGCCCTTATGAAGGCTCTTGAAGTCGATATCCTTGCTCTTGGCCCTGAGTCTCAGACGGCCTCCAGCTTGAACTCGATTAATGGTGCCGCTCACCGTTGGGTGGGTTCCGGTACTAACGAAACGATTGCTGTGGCTGACTTTGCTAAGGCTCGCTACGCCCTCCAGAAGGCTAACGTCCCTATGACGAACCTTGTGGCTATCGTAGACCCCTCGGCTGAGTACACTCTCTCTACTCTGACTAACCTTGTGAACGTGTCCAACAACCCGCAGTGGGAAGGTATCGTCCGCGACGCTATGTCTACGGGTATGAAGTTCCGTATGAATGTGTTTGGTTTCGACGTTTACGTATCCACGAACCTGAAGTCGGGTATCTCGGAAACGATTAACAGCGTCACCGCCACGACTGGTGTTGCTAACCTCTTCTTCTCGGCTGCTCCTGATGTCCTTCCGTGGGTTGGCGCTATTCGCCAGGCTCCTAAGGTCCACTCGGAGTTCAATAAAGACCGACAGAGAGATGAGTACGTCACGACCATGCGTTATGGTCTTAAGACGTTCCGCCCTGAGTCCTTCGTAACCGTTATCACTGACACCGATCAGGTCTAATATAAGGAGGATATATAATGGGTACTTGGTTAAATCCTGACGGCCTTCACATCAAGTTTGGTGTGGACGAAGCCGACCACCGCAGAGGTGGTGAATTAAAAACTTTTGGTCAGGAGAGAGTCTTTCAGGCTACTGTGAAGTATACTGATGCTCTTTCTGCCACCGCTGCCATTGTAGGTTCTGCGGTAGCTGCGGATGATGGCTCCTTTGGTGTCGTCCTTCCTAAGGGCCTTAGGATTAAAGCAATTGAAGTTCTTACGAAGACTGCGTTTACGTCTTCGGGCACCATTGGCTCTGCGACCCTTGCTTTGGGTTTCAAGAAAGCCTCTGACCGCTCTACGGAACTCGACCACGATGGTCTTCTGACCGCTTCGTTCGTCGGTTCTCGAATTGACGCGGCTGGTGAAAGAACTTATGTCGAAATCGGTTCGACTGGTGCTGGTGCCTTAATTGGCACTACGCTCTCTGAGAACGGTGTGCTTGTTGTGGCCAATACGGCTCACGGTTCGCATCCGTACACAGCGGGTGAGCTTCAGGTGAACATCATCGGTTACGACCCCTAATCTCTAAACTAGGAGGGGCCTAAAACCCCTCCTTTCTTCTATAAGGATTGATTAATGGTTGATCACGCTTCTTTAACAGGCGCCGCCCTTCATGAACCTAAAGGTGTTGAAACTGCTACTGCCGGTGATGTTTACGTAGCTGATGGTGCCGGTAGTGGCGCTTGGGATATTTTAAACTATACGTCTCTTCCTACTGGTACTGTTATCGGTTTTGCGTACACGCAGAGTCAGACTGGCGCTGATTATACTTCTACTATTCCGTCAGATAACACTATTCCACGGAGCACAGAAGGTACGGAAGTACTCTCTGTTTCTATTACACCTAAGTCTGCTACAAGTTTGTTAAAAGTCGAAGTTCAGTTGTCTGCTTCTGAAAAAGGAAACACACAAGACTTTTTAACTGCCGCACTTTTCCTTAACTCCGAGACCGACGCTCGTGCAGCTATTCAGGTTGGTGCTATGTACGGCACACCTATGGGGAACAACGGCTCCATGATTTACACTATGGTAAGCGGAAGCACTTCTGTGAAAACCTTTAAAGTCCGTTGTGGTATGGCCGGAAATGGGGCTTGGTGTTTCAATAAAAACTGGTATGAAAACACTCTTGGTGGTACTTTTATTTCTTCAATTACTGTTACTGAAATCAAGGCTTAAATACTTTGTCTAAGCTTTCTCTTTCTAGTTTTACTAATCTTCAATCAGGTTCTGCTATTACTGCGTTGAATAACAACTTCGCAGCGATCATACTTGCTATGGAGAATACTCTTTCAAGAGATGGTACTTCTCCTAATAAGATGGGTAGTAATCTGGACATGAACAGCTATAGGATTAGTAATCTTGTCGCTGCTGTTTCTGATACAGAACCTGTTCGATTGAAAGAGTTCCAAGATGGAATGGATGACTTAGAGACTACTGTTCAAAGTATTGCTAGCACGACTCAAGGTTATTTAAACCAGGTTATCACTTTATACGACAATATCGACGATATTTATCTTGCTGCACAGAACGCACAGGCTGCTGCTGAGGCTGCTGCTGCGTTTGCGGAAAGTGTTTCAACAACACCAGGACCTAAAGGAGACAAAGGCGACCAAGGAGACATAGGTCCAGCAGGACCAGTTAGTAGCCTGAGTGTAGGCTCAGTAACAGCTGGTGCAGAAGGAACCTCTCCTGTTGTAACTATCACAGGTACTGCTCCTTCGCAAACCATTGATTTCACAATCCCTCGTGGAGATACTGGTGCAAATGCAACTGATGTTGTTGGCTCTTCAGCTTTAGACTTACCAGTCAGAAGTCTTTGTACTTCTAAAGCGCTGTTGCTTGACTTAACCGCATCTGGTTATGCCTCATTGGACGAAAACGGAAACGCAGAAGAATTAGGAGCGATAGCAAATTATCCTTCAGTAGTGCTTACAAACGCTACAGGTGGTTCTGTTTTTTCTTACAAAAGAAATTTAGAAACTGTCTCCCCAAACACACTCAGGAAAAATCAAGATTATTTAGGGTCTCCTCAAGGTGCGTTATTTGAAGAAGCCCATGCCTATCTCCACACCCGCAGCCAGCCCACCGTGGCCGAGCAGACGGCAAGCAATGTTGTTGGTGCTGCCGCCCCTGATGGCTGGAGCGGAACATGGACCGGCTTCGGCGACAACAGCGTGCAGCGCTATGGCTATCTGCCCTTGCAGGCCACCACCACCGGGCAGGACTACTACGGCGCGTTTCTGATCCGCATGGATGACGGCGGCGCGCCGGTGCCATCCACCAGCACGGTAACCGGAGATTTCTCCGTGGCCAATGCGGGCGGGCCACTCAAGCCCTCGGACGGCACGAGCGGCTTTGACATTGAGGGGCCCTTCGCCAACAGCGTCTACCGCATCTCCTACTACGCCACCTCCACCGGGGCCACGATCCGCCCGCCGTCGCCCATCAAGTATGTGTGGCAATCGGCACGCAGCTTTGTGGTGGGCCCGCGCAGCTTCGGGCCGGGCCGCTATCCGCCGTCCTTCATGGCGGCCACGGGCACAGCCCCCAGCCGCGCCGCCGACCGCCTGAGCCTGCCTGTGAGTGGGTTCACAACAGATGAACTGACTGTTGTTGGTGAGTTTATCGCTCCTCAACCCTCAGCGACAACTAGAACAATCTTTTGCTTGAAATTAGGCTCTGATAAATTCGAATTAAATTTCGCAGCTTCTTCAAAAGCGCCGACTATCAAGATAGTTGTCGGTGGTGTAGACCAATTCAGCGGATCGGTGGGTGCTTTAACACCAGGGTTGAAATACCTATTCTACACTACTGTCTCAAGAACAAATAAAATTCTTCGCTGGGGTTTTTCAGGTTTAGCGGCTGGAAGTTCTGCTGCACTAGTGGCGTCTCCTCTTTTTTTCATTCCTGATACTTTTGACATCGGTAATGCTGGAGGTGTTTCACAACTTAACAGCTCTATTAGCTCAATAACTCTTATAGACAGAGCTCTTACAGAGACGGAAGAGAATAGTTTAGTAGGCGCGGAGAATGTTGCATCTCTCCTCTCAACAAGCGATGCCTTATCTTCTGATGTACAACTATTAGATGCCAACACATTTTACGATGGACCGTCAGTTACATTGACAGCAGGTACTTGGTTACTTACAGCCCACGCACAGTACCTAAAAACAACAACTACAGCGTCAAATGTCACAGCTCGTTTATGGGACGGCTCTTCTGAGGTAGCAGCACAAACTAAATACCATGCAAGCGTTACAAACATTGCGGTTGGTTTTGGTTTACAGAGAGTTGTAGTGTTAGCTTCGACAAAAACAATCAAACTACAAATGGCCACCACCGTTGGTATTGCAAATGCTTTAATGAAAGCACAAGCGCCTAACAACGGTACAGGGAACAATGCAACAGTTATTAGTGCGGTAAGAATAGCATGATGTACAGACTAACAGCACCTTCGAAAGCTCTCTTGGACGAGGCGTATGCTGCCATTCTTTCTGAAGGACTATTCGAAACAATTCTTCCGCCACAACCTCTTGCAAAAGAGCTGTCACCGGAAGTAGTGGACGTAGAAACAGGAGAAGAAATATCTCCAGCAGTTTTTGGACCAATTACATGGTGGTTGGGTGTTTTAGCGCCCTCCCTACCACAACTACCGTCTGATGTATCTATCTCTGAAGATGAAAGTATTTTTACAGTAAAAACTACCCAAACTCAAGAAGAGTTTAAAAAAGTAGGTTTTCCTCCGTTAAGCCGTAGACAGATGTTGCTTTGGCTGTTGTCTGCTGGAATAACAGAAGAAATGGTTCATAAACAAATCGCAGCAATCCCTGACGAAGTTTTGTCAGAAGCAACTAGGATTGAGTTTGAAAACAACGATCGCATTCACCGCGATCATCCGCTGCTAACAGCCCTTGGTGCCGCCTTTGGCATCACGCCCGCTGCCATCGACGCGGCCTGGCCGGAGGCATTGAAACTGTGACGGATCACTGCACCTTCTGGCCAGATGGGATCGGCAGACTGGACTGGTCACATTGCTGTGCTATCCACGATCTAGAGTACACAAAAGACATCTTGAGGTCTGTGGCAGATTACAATCTGTTTGTTTGTGTTACGTCTTCTGGTGCTCCTGCCATTGCGACAGTAATGTTCGTAGGTGTTAGTCTGTTTGGCTGGTTATTTATAAAGAAAGGTCTTGTGAAAAGAAATGGTTGATTTGGCAGAACGACTTGCTGTACTCGAAACACATCAGAAGACACAAGCAGAACAAAATTTAAAAATCGAGAAGAAAGTCGATGAAATGCACGATGTTATTATGCAACTGAAAGGCGCTAAATGGTTTGGGTGGGTCATGGCCGCTGGTGTTGGTTTTGTCTTATCGAACGGATTAGCTCTTTTCCAAGCTTTTAAGGATTTTTTAAAATGAATACCAAAGTTTTATCGGTACTCGCAATTCTCTCTCTGTTTACTTCTCCGGCACTATCAGCGGAGTGTAATGGTAAGGATACTGAGAAGGCTTTCTTCACGTATGTTCTTGACAATAAATGGGAACCCTATACTTTTGACGAAAAAGGCATGTCCAAGTTTATGTCTTGGATTAACGAGGTTCGAAAGAAAGATGGTATGGTCCCATTTCCAGAAGGTACAAAGTTTTATTTTGCGCAAGTAGATATACGAAACACTGGTCTTGTCTACATCCACAATGGTTGTGTTTTAGATAGCTTCACTCTTCCTTCAAATATTGTTGCACAAGCTTTTGGTGAAGTTAACTTAGAACCTGACTCAATTATCAGGTACATTATTCCGGCAGGTGATGATGCTTAAACTTACAAGCAGAGATAGAACCAGGTTAAAGGGTGTTCACCCAGACTTAGTTAGAGTTCTCGAAAAATATCTTGAGATTGGTACAGTTCCAATTTTTGTAATTGAGGGTCTTAGGACTCTTGCGACACAGAAGAAATATCTTGCAAGAGGCGCTACAACGACTCTTAAATCCAGACATTTGACTGGCCACGCCATAGATATTGGCCCACGGGACACTCCTCTGTCTCACTGGCCTCCTTATTACAAAATCGCAGAAGATATGAAGAAAGCCGCAAAGCTTGCTGGTGTTTCTATTGAATGGGGTGGCGACTGGAAAAGGTTTAAGGATGGACCGCATTGGCAGCTTCCTTGGAAGACCTACCCGGCTAAGATGCCAGCAGAAGCTATGAAATTTGCTGCAACACCGCAGGACACTGAAGGCGCTTCAGCAGTTCGAAAAGCTTCCATGTTTGGTGTCGGTGGTATTTCAGGTTCAGGTGTCGCTATCGGTGACACGTTAATAACTCTTTCAGACGCTATTTCAGGGCAACAGTATGAACTCACTTCTGGTGACATTGTACGTATTGTTATTGCTGGTGTTATTATTGTTACCACACTGGCGGGTCTTTGGATGACATATAAGACGTACAAAGATAGTCAGGCTGCACCGGAGGTTGGTTGATGTGGTTAACATGGGTAATAAGTTTTCTGACGAGCAAGATTGGTCGGATTGTTGCGATTTTGGGTACAGGCTTTCTAGTGGGCCTCTGGACTGGCAACAGTCTGACCGTGAAATACTACAAAGCAGGCGAAATAGCTGCTCTGAACGAACAGATAAAGAGAAACAAAAAGGTCATCGAAGCTCAGACAAAGTACGCTTCTGAGCTGAGGGACAAAGAATTAAAACTTGAAGAGGAACTTGAAAATGCACTTGAAGAAGCTCGGAAGAGTCCTACCGCTGGTAATGTTGGGCTTCCTTCTGACAGCGTGCGGAGGCTCAACAAAGTTAGATAAACCAGGTCTTCAGGCAGCTATCGACAGCAAGCTTCTTGAGAAATGCTCTAGACCTGTCAAATTACCTAATCGAGACCTTACCCAGTTAGATATTGAAAGGTTTTGGGCTAAAGACAGAGCTGAGCTTATTAAATGTGGTTTAACTAAAGAAAAACTTGTAGCTGTCTTGAGGATGAAGCGCTAATGAAATATACTCTTCTTGAATTAACTCAGCAGATTCTCCTGTCTCTTGACGGAGATGAGGTGAACTCTATTGACGATACAGAAGAGTCACGAGCTGTTGCTAAAATTATCAAAGAATGTTACTATGATATTGTAGGACAGCTTGATTTACCTGAACATTTTGACTTCTTTCAATTAGAAGCCACTTCTTTAAGCACCCCTACGGTTATGACTAAACCCAGCGATGTTGTTACTATTGATTGGGTTAAGTACGACGAAAAGACTGGTAGTGACACGGATGTAAAGTATAGAGAAATCCAGTATGTACATCCTAAGCACTTTATTGACATGGTGTTGAGTTTAAACTCGGAAGATACATATGTCTCCCAGTATACTTTTACTACTAATAGTGAAACCTTCTCATTAAAATGTAAAACTAATCAGGCTCCTTCATACTTTACGTCTTTTGACGATGGTAAACTCCTTTTTGATTCTTATAATTCAGGTGAGGACTCCCATTTACAGTCATCTAAGACTCTTTGCTATGGTTTAGTAACGCCTACTTTCACATTAGATGACGATTTCACTCCAGATCTTGACCACAGGCAGTTTGCGTATCTTCTGAATGAAGCCAAAGCTCAGGCTTGGTCTGATTTAAAACAGCAGATTAACAATAGAGCTGAGAATAAAGTAAGACAGAATAAGATTGATAGTCAGAAAAAGAAACAAAACGTAGGGTACCCTGACAATCAAACGTACTATACTAGGTATCCGAATTATGGAAGGAAATAACAGACCATGTTTAATACTTTCGATTTTGATGAAGTCGATCCGTCTGAAAAGACAAGAAT